CTCGAAGCGGGCGATCTCGCCATCGAGGGCTGGCAGGGTGATACGATCCGGCCGCGCACATGGGCCGAGTGTCGGGATTTTTCGGTCTTCATCGGCGGGCCCAATCCGGCGCTGCGCGATGATCAGCCCTATGGTCCGGCGCATTATGCCGCCGTCTGCGAGCAGTTCGGCGATCCGGCGGCGCTCGGGAAATACCAGACCATCTTCATCGACTCGATCACCGTGGCCGGGCGGCTGTGTTTCGGCTGGTGCAAGGGTCAGCCCGAGGCTTTTTCGGAAAAAACCGGCAAACCGGATGTGCGCGGGGCCTACGGGCTGCACGGTCGCGAGATGATCGGCTGGCTGACGCATCTGCAGCACACACGGGCCAAGAACGTCTGGTTCGTTGGCATCCTCGACGAGAAGCTGGACGACTTCAATCGCAAGGTATTTTCGGCCCAGATCGATGGCTCCAAAACCGGTCTCGAGCTGCCTGGTATCGTGGACGAGGTCATTACCATGGCCGAATTGCCGGGCGAAAACGGAGAACCCTACCGCGCCTTCGTCTGCCAAACGATCAACCCGTGGAGCTTTCCGGCAAAGGATCGCTCGGGTCGCCTCGCGCAAGTCGAGGAGCCGCATCTGGGCCGTCTGATGGACAAGATCAGAACCCCCGGCGCGCCTGCAAGTGACCGGCTGACCTACACCCAATCCCCTGAACCGGCCGCTGTGGCCGATCAAAACCCATCCCCCAACTGAACGAAAAGGACCTGATCCATGACTGGACTCTGGAATGACTTCAACGACGCAAAGACCAACATCAATCTGATCCCCAAGGGCACGCTGGCCAAGGTGCGCCTGACGATCCGCCCCGGTGGCTTCGATGACCCGAGCCAAGGCTGGACCGGTGGCTATGCCACGCGCGGCTCGACCGGCGCGGTCTATCTGAACGGTGAATTCACCGTGACGGAAGGCCAGTATGCACGTCGCAAGATCTTCACGCTGATCGGGCTCTACAGTCCCAAGGGGCCGGATTGGGGCAATATGGGCCGCTCTCTGGTGCGCGGCATCCTCAATTCCGCGCGCGGGATTTCCGACAAGGACATGTCGCCGGAGGCACAGGCAGCACGGCGGATTGGCGGCTTTGCCGATCTCGACGGGATCGAATTCGTCGCCCGTATCGACGTGGGCACCGATGCAAACGGGGATGACAAGAACGAGATCCGCTCTGCGGTGACGCCCGATCATAAGGATTACGCGGTAATCATGGGCGCGGTCGCTCCAGTGCAGCCGCCGCTTTCACACGGCCAGCAATCCCACAACCCGCAGGGCGCGCAGCCCCCGCAGGGTTCGCAACCCTCGCAACCTTTGCAATCCCCTCAGGCACCGTCGGCCACCGGCCGTCCGTCCTGGGCGCAATAGGAGGGTCCGGCCATGTTGCTACGCCCCCGCCAGAAACTCTTTGTCGAGCGCAGCCTTCGCGCGCTCGATGAACACGGCAATGCGCTCGGTGTGGCGCCGACCGGTGCCGGGAAAACGATAATGCTGTCGGCGGTGGCCGGAGACATGGTCGGCGACAGCGATGCCAAGGCCTGCGTGCTGGCGCATCGGGACGAGCTGACCGAGCAGAACCGCGGCAAGTTTGCGCGCGTCAATCCCCGGCTGTCCACCTCGATCGTCGATGCGCGGCAGAAATCCTGGGCGGGTCAGGTGACCTTTGCCATGGTGCCGACGCTGACCCGCACCGCCAATCTCGACATGCTGTCCGCGCTCGACCTGCTGGTGATCGACGAGGCCCATCACGCGGCGGCCGACAGCTACCGGCGCATCATCGATCGTGCCCTGGATCGCAATCCGGATTGCAGGGTTTTCGGGGTCACGGCCACGCCGAACCGGGGCGACAAAAAGGGGCTGCGGCCGGTTTTCTCGAACGTCTCGGACCAGATCCGCATTGGCGAGCTGATCGCCGCGGGCCACCTGGTGCCGCCGCGCACCTTCGTCGTCGATGTGGGCGTGCAGGACGATCTGGGCCGCGTGCGCAAGACGGTGGCAGATTTCGATATGGGCGAGGTCGACACGATCATGAACCGCGCGCCCGTCACCGATGCGGTGATCGAACATTGGCGCGAAAAGGCCGGAGATCGGCAAACCGTGATCTTCTGCTCTACCGTCGACCATGCCCGCAGCGTCGCCGATGCGTTTAACGCCACCGGACTGCCGACAGGCCTTATTTACGGCGACATGGGCGAGGCCGAGCGCAAGGCCGTTCTGGCGGATTACAGCGCGGGCAAATTGCGGGTGGTGGTCAACGTCGCGGTCCTCACCGAGGGCTGGGACCATCCGCCCACCTCCTGCGTCGTGCTGCTGCGACCTTCATCCTACAAGTCCACCATGATGCAGATGGTCGGGCGAGGCCTGCGCACCGTCGATCCCGAGGAACATCCGGGCGTCATCAAGACCGATTGCATCGTGCTGGATTTCGGCACCTCGACCCTGCTGCACGGCTCGCTGGAGCAGGATGTCGATCTCGACGGGCGCGAGGGCAACGGCGAGGCCCCGACCAAGGAATGCCCCGATTGCGAGGCGACAGTGCCGCTGGCGGTAATGGAATGCCCGCTTTGCGGCCATCTCTGGGAGCGTGAGGAAGCCGACGGCCCGCCCGAGCTTTCCGAGTTTGTCATGTCCGAGATCGACCTGCTGAAACGCTCCAGCTTCCGTTGGTACGATCTGTTCGGCGATGATGCGGCCCTGATCGCCAACGGATTTGTCGCCTGGGGCGGGGTGTTTTTCCTGAATGGTCGCTGGTACGGGATTGGCGGTCGGCAGAAGGAACGGCCCCGATTACTGGCCATCGGCGAGCGCACGGTTTGCCTCGCCGCTGCCGATGACTGGTTGAATACCCATGAGAGTGACGAGAGCGCCCACAAGACGCGGCGCTGGCTGAACCAGCCGCCGACGCAAAAGCAGCTGCAATATCTGCCAGCGGAATACCGGCAGGATTTCGGGCTGACGCGCTATCAGGCCTCGGCGCTCTTGTCTTTCCGCTTCAACCGCAATGCCATTCGCGCATTGGTGTTCGGTGCGGACAATTCAGCAGACGCGATCGGGAGGGCGGCATGAGACATGACCCACTTCCCGACAATAACAGCCCGGCAACTTTTATGGCATCCGCGTGGCTCGCTCTGTGCAGTCTGCCGGCAACCCACCCGTGGTTTTGGCTGGCGCGATCCGGTGCGCTCGAGTCGACCGCGCCCGTTCTTCTGGTTCTGCTCGATGGCCTGTCAGGGCTTTTGGGCGGCACGGGCACGGGGGGCTGTGGCCATGGTTGATCTGACCGAAGAGGAACGCGCTGCCGTCACCGCCACCATGCAGCGCATCGCCCTGCTGATGGAGGAAATCGGCTGGCATACCCCGCTGGCTGATCTCACCGAGCCACAGGTCCGCGCCCTGATCGAGGAAGCCGTCGAGGGTTTCCGCGAGGCCATGGCCGACATCGCGAAATCGCAAGCACCGGAGATTCCGTTTTGACACTGGACTTCAACCACAGGCCGTCCATCAGCGAGCGCATCAACGATCTGGTCGATGTAGCACTGATTGCAGAACGAGATGCAGAAACTCCCCGAACCTATCTCGGGGCGTCCCGCCTCGGGGTAGCCTGCGAACGGACACTGCAATTCGAATTCGCGCAAGCGCCAAAAGACGAAGCCAGCGATTTCAGCGGTCAGGTTCTGCGGATATTCGAGATTGGCCACCGGCTCGAGGATCTGGCGATCCGCTGGCTGCGGGCCGCCGGTATCGATCTGGTGACACAGAAGCCCGATGGGGGGCAATTTGGCTTTTCCGTCGCGGGTGGACGCATTCGTGGTCATGTGGACGGGATTATTATGGGGGCACCCGCCGCGCTCGGCTTGCGCACACCTGCACTCTGGGAGTGCAAAACCATGAACGCGAAGAACTGGCGCGCCTGCGTCAAGGACGGGGTCGCGATTTCCAAACCGGTCTATGCCGCCCAGATAGCCATCTATCAGGCCTATATGGAACCCAGCGTGCCGGGGATTTCCGAGGCTCCGGCGCTGTTCACCGCCATCAACAAGGACACGGCCGAGCTCTACCACGAGCTGGTGCCGTTTGATGCACCCCTTGCGCAGCGCATGTCGGACCGCGCCGTGCGCATTCTGCAGGCCACCGATGCCGGTGAATTACTGCCCCGTATCGCCCAATCCCGCGATTTCTTTGAATGCCGGTTCTGCTCCTACGCGGATCGTTGCTGGAGGCAGGAGCATTGAGCGACGACAACATCATTCATTTTAACCCGTGGAACGACTTCAACGATGCTGCCCCGCTCGGTGATCCGTTCGGGGTGGAGCCGGACGCGGCACAGATCGCAACCTTCCTTGATGTGGTGTTCGGCTACTGCGAGGCCCTGATCCCTGTGCGCGGCTTTGTCGACAAGGGTCAGGGTAAAGATGGCAAGCCCCATAATATATGGATCGATGCGGACGATACTGCACCGGAAAAGCTCGCGACCTTCGCCAATTGGGCCGCGCGCGAGGGCGCTGCTGTCTATGTGATCCCGGGCACCGTTACCGGGCCGGGTCAGGCCAAATCGGCGGATGTGCTGCAAATGCAGGCGATCATCGTCGACCTGGATGCGGGCGATATTCCGGCCAAACTGGACCACCTGATCCGGCATCTTGGCCAGCCCACGCTGATCATCGAGAGTGGCGGGCGCACGCCGGACGGGGCCACCAAGCTGCACATCTGGTGGACACTGACCGAGCCGGCCGAGGGCGAGGATCTGGCGCGGCTCTGTGCCCTGCGCGGCGAGATTGCCATCAAGGTCGGCGGTGACACGCATTTCCGTTCGGCGCACCAGCCGATCCGCGTCGCGGGCAGTGTCTATCACAAGGGCGGGTTTCAACGCCTGGTGCAGATCCGCGAACACAATGAAGTGGAAGTCGATCTCGAAGACTTTGCCGAACGGGTGGCGGACATGCCGGCCATTCCCGGCGTTGGTATGACCCCCACCCCGGAAACGCCTGATAAACCGGCCCTGGGATCGGTTCTGACCAACCCCGTGCACGAGGGCGGCACAGACGGTTGGACCCGGTTCGAGGGGGCCTCTGCCGCCATAGGGCATTTTATTCGCATGGTGCATGAGGGGCGCATGTCACCGGATGAGGGCTGGGAAGCTATTTGTGGCTATAACGCCGCGATGCTGCGCCCGAGCTGGTCCGAAGACCGCCTGAAGGCCGAGGCCGATCGGCTCTGGGCCAAACATGTGGAAAAGAACGGCCCGCCGCTGCTGCGCGCCGACAGCGCCAAAACCCCGCCGGAAATGGCCGCCTTCACCCTCGGGGAATTGCTCGACGACACCACGCCAATGCCCGAGGACATCATTGCGCCCCGCGTGTTGACACCCGGGGGGCTGTTGGTGGTCGGTGGTGCGCCCAAGGTCGGCAAGAGTGATTTCCTGATATCATGGCTCGTCCATAT